TTGAGTATATGTAAGCACTCGTGTAACAGGATTTCAAGCTGCTTCTTGCCTTTTAGCCGTGAGTCAATATAAACTACACCATCACTTTCAGCAATGCCGTGAGCCTGTTCCCTACCTAATTTGCGATATATGATTTTAATCTTCATCTTTCATTAAAGCCAAATCTGGTCTGTCTATTTCTTTAAATATAAGTTTCTCACCACCTCTTATTTTGCCTAATGTTAATTTAATCTCTTGCTCTAAGTTGTGCAGTTCAATTAGTTTAGTAACTAACCATTGCTCTTGTTGTATTGGTGTCAATTTTGCAAAGTTTTTAGGGTATCTCATATTAGAAAATTTTGTTTTTATAGATTCTTTTATTTTGCACCGAGTAATAACCTTCAACATCTTTTTCTAATATCGCAAACCCTTGTGAGTAATTATCAACGTGCTTACAATATTCCACGTTAGGATGCATCAAATGTCCTGTGGTCCAGCAAGTAAATACTTCCTCATCAAATTGATTCTTCGTTGTGTAAGATTGTACTTGATGAACGTGCGAAGCTATTGCCGACTGCTTAACTCTATCATATAAAGTTTTAGCTGGATTTACACCACTACCCCTTCTAAATGTAGTATCGCCGTGAATGATAGGTAATTTGCCGAACTTAACGTGATCTATATTTTTAATCGGTATAATGTTAAAAGTATTTAGCATTAAGATTTCCTCAATGTCAAACTTACCGCTTAAACCTAATAACTCTGGTGCTTTGGTTCTCATATACCTTTCATACCTAAATTCGTGATTCGCATCTAAGTTGTAATAAATAGGAATCAAAGGAAATGATGCTCTTATAAATCCAAGCATCTCAATTATCGCCTCGTATTCTTCATCAAACTTTCTTACTCTTGGGTCTTTTTGGAAATCACTTAATTGGTAAAAGTCAACCAAATCGCCATTGATAAATAATGAATCAATCTTCTGTTCCTGTAAGTATTTAAAGCAAACCTCAATCGCTTTAGGATCGTGGAATGGTACTTGTAAATCACTTATAAAACCCATCTTCTTAATTCCTATCGGTAAACAGTAAACAACCTTTTCCTCAACCCAAGTAGGCGGTTGAACAAAGTTTGAAGCAGTGCGTTTAAAATCTTCTATAAATTGTTTGTTAGTTCCTTTTACACTTTTAGTTTCGCCTGTCTTACCCCTATAATAACGTACTAAATAACGTACATTTTCTTGATTGTCAAAGTGTGCTGATTGCTCCTTCATAATTAAAGAAGCTAAAGTATTAGAAGGCATCCATTGAGGATATTTAGCTAAATAGTCCAAGACTATTTGACCACTCATTGTGGTTTTGCTTCCGCCTTTTTTTGTTGTTGCCATAGGTTTTGTTTTATGCGATACTATTTAGAATTAGGTCTGCTTCTTCTTCCCTTCGCTTAACCAAGCCATCCAATCCTACATTTTCCCAAAGTCTTTTAGACCTTTCTATTTGGTCAGCTATGCCCTCGTAATCAGCTTTAGCCACAAGATTAACTATTGCCCTCATTTCCTTTCGCCTATCGCCATCTAACTTATTACCCCTGTTATAGATCATTGAAACCAACGCACCCCTCGTGTCCTCGTTTAAAGTATCAAGTTCTGGATAAATAGCTTTAGTCAAAGCATAGTATTTAGGTAGCGACTTATTAACGAATACATCATAGGCAAAATTGTATGGAATCCTAACTTGTAGTATTTCGCCACGCATCATTGATTTAACCGCTTCTCCTTTTATCCCTACCACTTTTCTTAACGCATTAAGAAAGTTTAAATTTAAGCCATCCCAGTCGCTAAAGAATTGCTTTTCGGTTACATAACCAAGATCATAGCCGAGACCCACAGTAACTCCCGAATCACCTCCTGCCCAAATAGGCTTTTGGTATCTTTTTTCATACACGGCTCTACCTCCGACCTCGTGTTTAATAATCATTTCTATGCTTTTCTTAGAGATCATATTACTTGATTTATAAAGTAAACTAATCCAATTACCCACAATACAAAACCAATTGCAAATGCTCTTTTTTCGTTGTTTCCCATTATTTACTGAATTTATCAATAGTTGTTAAACCTGCAAATGCCATACTCATATAAAAAACTAAATCGCCTAAATGGTCGCTTTTAGTAATTACAAAAGTTGTATATAAACAAATAGCACCAATAAAAGCCAAAATCCTTTTGTGGCTCATAGCACCAACTTCATCACTAAACATTGAAATAATAAACTTTTTCATATTAAAACTTTTTATAGTATCCAAAAGAATATCCGTTCATTGTTGCCGTTGCCGTATATAAGGTGTTTTTAGCCGTTTTAAAGGCAATTGAACCACCAATACCAATTTGTCCGTTTGAGTGCTTTAAATCGCCTATAAATCCCAAATAAAGCTGGTTCTTTGACTTTGGCTCTATTAATTTGGTAATTGTTATGGTTTGTAGGTTAAAATTCGCACTAAAGCCTCTGCCTTGTATCTTGTTTTGACTGATTGTGTCTTGTATGTATGCGTATCCTAAAGAATCTATGCGCATAGTATCGGAATAAACCTTTACTTGATTATAGTCCTTTACGATTGTAATTGTGTCCGTTTCAACTATGTAAATTGTGTCTAAAACTACAAAAGGGATTGAATTTCCCTTTATAAACTTAGTAAAAGTTTTCTGTTGGTAAACTGTATCAGTTATGATTACAGGTTCACTTTTGGTGTATCGTGCTTCACTTCCGATAAAAAAGATTAGAACCGCCGTTAATAGAACGATTACTATCTCTTTCATTACTTAAATCTTTTGGTAGCCTTAATGTAATATCTTGCTGCTAAAATACCAGAAACAATAGCAATCAACGAAGCTATTAAAGAAACTATCGGCTGCACATTTGCAACACTAATAAATGCGGATGTTCCGCTAACAATAGTTAATAAGTCCGATTGATTGCTATTATGTACCATTACGCTTCAGTTGATTCTTGTGGTGGATTTTGTTCTTGTGCAATTTTGCCCAAATAACCTAAAATTGGATTAGCAAACTTTGCTGGGATTTCCATTAAATAAGTTTCTAACTCCTTAATTTGATCTGTTGAAAGTTGTATCATAGTTTTAATTTTAAACAAAGATATGGAATTTGTTAATATAATTATGGATTTTGAAAAGGTAGCGGAAGTACCACAATTGGTGGATTAACTTGATTTTCTATTTGTTGGTCTAAATTAAGGTCTAAAGCAGCAACATCTATTGAAGCATCCAACCAACCACAAACAATGTCATAGGTTAAGTCCTCGTAAGGGATAAAGTTAGTAACATCATCCTTTGAAAATGATTGACTACCATATACCGAAGCAAAGTATTCTACTCCGTTAATTGTTTCTTTTGCGTTACGATTCCAATGAACATTTATAACAAAATCCTTTAAATCGCCATCTGTTGGCAAACTTTCCATTTGATTGATAAACCAATATTTCATATTATTTTATTTTAAATTGTGGATTTTTATCTTTTGGCAAATGGTATAAAGGCAATTCTACTATTTGATATTTTTTATAAACAGATGGATAATTTGTTTTTATAACTATACCATATAGTGTTTTAAACAAAACTATCCCAAATATATCATAAGCAGTATTTGTATATATCCCTATCATTATTTATTTATTAATGCTTTTAATTCTTCTATTTGTGCTTGTTGTTCTTGAATGGCTTTTACTGCTAAAGCTAAAATTCCATCGTAATCAAGTCCATAAGTACCATCTTCTTTTTCTCCATCTCCCAATACTAAGTCTGGAATTACCTCTAATACATCTTGTGCAATAAATCCTCTACGTTGTTTATTAGGTGAAATTTTAAATTTAAACTTAGTAGGTTGTAATTTTAAAATAGATTCAATACCATTATCAAAGCTATAATCTATATCTTCTTTTGTTCTTGCATCTGACGTTCCTCCTCCAGTTGTATTCCATACTCCCGCACTTGTTAATGTACCTTGTATTCCCCAAGCTGAACCATTCCAAAAAGCAAAATTTAAAGTAGCTGAACCGCTTGCTCCAGTTGGGTATGCTCTTACTTTTTGTCCTGAACTAAATCCACCCCAATATAATTCACCTAACAAACCAACACTATCACCAACCGCAACACTGGCTCCGAAATTAGCAACACCATTACCTAAAATATTTAATGCTGAAAGGTTACTTCCTGTTCTAAAATCAACTATTGTAGAAGCTGAAGTTGTACCTCCGGTTTGCACCCATAATGCAGCAGTAGTTGAAGTTGTTTGAATTTCTAATTTACCATTTGTAGGACTACTCGTTCCGATTCCAACGTTACCATCATTTTTTATATAAAATCTTGATGTACCATTACCACCAACTGTCATATCACCATCTTTGGCATTTGATTGTCTTATATCAAAATCACCATAAACTTCGGAATTTGTATATATTCCCCAATTTCTATTATTTGCATTTGCATTACTTGAATAAAGTAATAATGTAGGCGCTCCTGTGTTATTAATTCTTAATCCATAGTTGTTTGTAGTTCCGTAAATATCAATAGGAAAACTTGAACTTGTTGCCGTTACACTACTTGAGAATGTAGCAGCACCGGTAGAAGCTATTGTAAGTAAAGCAGTTTGAGCAGATGCCCCCGTTTGTTTTCTAAATACAAATCCACCACCAACAGTATTCCATATATCTAATTCACTATTGCTATTTGAGAAGTTAGTTCCTATTGCTCCAAAATAAGTATTGTAAGCCGGATAAGCACCCGCACTATTATATTGGAATCCCGTATATGCTCCTTGTGAAACTACCCCCGCACTAAACGTAGCACTTGTACCACTTAAAGCACCAGTAAGTGTACCACCTGTTAAAGGTAGGTAAGCACCTAAATCACTTGACAATGCTAAAGTGCCACTTGCAGCAGGGAAGGTGTAATTGTAAGAATTTGCACTTGGGAAAATAAAACTTGCTCCCCCAGTACCATTTCTTAAACCAAAATTAATTCCTTCATTACGCGCCCACATATGAGTATAACCTGCAAGAGAACCGCCATTTGCATTTGTTAAATAAAATCCATTTTGAACAAATTGCGCACCTGTTGTAGTAACATTTGCAGATAAAGTCATAGCACCATTACTATTAATTGATAATGGCGTAGATGAATTATCATAAGCAAATATGTCAAAAGTATTTACACCAGAAGCGTAATTATTTCCTATTCTCCATTTATTTGTTCCATCACTTTGTAATATTGTGTAAGCACTATTTGTTCCAGTACCATTTATTACAGGGTTTTGACTAAAAGTATTTACACCGCTAAAAGTCTTTGCAGCCGTTATTGTTTGAGTAGTATCTAAAGTAACATAATTACCAGCAGGTTGCTTTGAATTAAAAGTACTCCAATCCGTTGAACTCAATTTACCTGTATTTGTAGCCGAAGCAACAGGCAGATTAAAAGTATGCGTAGCCGTTGAACTTGATATGTTAAAGTCAGTTCCGCTTGTTCCTGTTGCTAAAAATTGTACTTGTCTTGTTAAGTTATTTAACGAAGTCAATCCCTTAGAAAAGGTTGTAACTACTTGACATAAATGATTATTCTCTGTATGTAAAGTAACTGTTCTACCATCTACGTTTACATAGATTCTAATTGCTATTCTATCTGTTATTGCTAAAGTAGTTTGAGTAACAGGGATAGCAAAATAATAAGGACTTAAAGTTGTACCATTAGTTAAATATTCAGGTACACTTTGGCTACTTCCTATTAAAGTAAAAGTAGTGCCATCATACTTATAAACCTCTGCATATACATAAGGATTATGATTATTAGAGTTTACACTAAAATAAAACTCACAATTAAAGTTACCAGCTGGTACTTCTAATAAAGCTGGGTCATTAGCATCAGTAATATAACTCGCTACATATCCATTAGCCGAAATAGTAATATCAGTTCCAGCACCAGCAATAGGTGTTTTGCCTAATTGTCTATAAGCAACCCCTCCTATTGTACCTTGACTTACACTTGAATTAAGATAGTAAGAAACCGAACTTCCTCCACCTGTTGATGTAGGGAAATCAGCTAATGTACCATCTCCTCGTACATATTGAGAAGCAGCACCATCTAAAGCGGTTATTACCCCACTATTAGCCACTACTGGACCTTGTATATCCCTAATCTTTGCTTCGCCTGTTACTTGTAATTGACTCATAATATTTTATTGAAATAATCCACGAATATACTCCCCAGCTTCTAAAGGTCTACCAAAAGTAAGAACCCCAGTTGAACTTATAAACTTGACATCATCACCTGTTGGAGTTCCAGTTGTTAAAATGTTTTGTGCATCCACACCACCTCTTGAAACGTACAAACAAGCATAACCGATTGTGTCCGCAAAAGTAATTGATGTTTCGCCACCACTTGCCGTGTAACCTTTTGTCTTAACAGGATTTGAACCTACTATAATCACACCGCTTGGGTCAATCTCCGTTCCTGTTGTATTGTATGCACCTGTACCTTGTAGGCTAATATTGTAAGTAGCCACATCTTTTTGTGGTGCGTTTATTGCTAAACTTGATATATTACAAGTTCCGTTAATAATAGTCAAACCATCAACTCCGTTATCCACTACAAACTTAATCTCTATTGGTTCTCTTGCTAACTGCTTTTCTAACATAAACAAATAAGAAAATCCAGTCAAAGTAATCAACCCATCACAAGTTACATTCCAAGTAGCCACATCATTTTTATATTCTCTAAACCAAGCACTTGATTGACTTGTTACCTCTTTTTGATCTACGTTTACATTAAACGTACAATTTGTACTACACGCAAAAGCGACATCAACCTCTGGGTCAACATCTGTTCTATGCCAATAAAGCATCACATTATTTCCTATTACTGCTCCCATATTACAAATTTAATCAATTATCCGAATGTTTCTAATATTTCACCCGCTCCGCTAATTCTATATGCTTGTGAGTAAGTATCTGTAACCAAAACCTTCCACCAAATATTCGCACCATTAAATCCAACAGTTAAAAACTCACTTGCATAGAAGAAATCACCAACCGAAGGAACACCAATATCTGCTAAGTAAACAACGTTACCAGTTAAAGGCGCAGCAAGAGCAGCCTCCTTAGTTAAATAACCATTTGATCTAAAATGTGAATATCCTGTAACCTCCGATGGCAAGTTATTACTATCGTAAATAGTAGTCATTGTTGTTTCTACATTCTCTGGATTTATGTCCAATAAAGTAGCCATTATTACATCATTTGGTAAATCCATTGTTGAATTACCTATTATGTAACTTTTATTTTGAACTGTTATTTGTGCTGGGTCAGTATCGGAAGCAGTAATTCTCATTGCACCGCTAAATCTTCCGTCAGTTGTTTCCATACCCATAAAAGAAGCATCCAAGTTAATAATGTTCTTATTTAAGCAGTTTGAATATTGCTTAACTACTAACTCACTTAAACTTCTATAAATGTCGGTAGGATATTCTTGTCTATACCAATTCTTTAAGTTTAAACCTGTTGAATCGCTTAAAAATCCTCTATATGAAAAGAATCCATCATTAACATCATTAAATCCTAAAGGAAGGTCTATATCTAAAACATACTCATTTGAATCATTGATAAAACTTTCTGTTGTTACTTGCTTAAAGTATGTTTCAACTACTAATTGAAAATTACCAGCTTCAATAGAGCCAACAGTTGATTTCCAGTAAGGAGCAGAATTATCACACAAAATAAGTTCAATACTTAAATCGCCTCCAAATGGTATTAGAGGCATAACCAAATCTAAATTAACTCTTGGATTTTCTGAATCAAAAGGATAGTAATAATAATGGTCATTAAAACTTGTGTTTACCCATTCTTTATTGTCATCTAAAAAAACCGAATTTATGCCATCATCTATTATTATTTTAAGAATAAATAAAGCATCTGGTCCACTTGCAGGAACTCCTAATCCAACCACATCCATATTTAAAATTAAAACATCGCCTGTATTTACTTTAGGCAAATTTATTGGTCTAACTAATGCAGTAAAAGGATTTGAAAGCGAATACTCCATAATAAATGAATTGTATCTTCTATTTGGATATGGCTTTACATAAATTATTCCATCAACAAATCTTTCCTCTTCCCAAGAAAACGCATTGCCTTCTGTTGGACTTACAACTGTATAATTCTTTAAATCCCAGTTTGTAATATAGTTATTTGGATATTCAACTATTTTATCAAATCTAATCTTATTAAATCCTTTTCTTATTAGCTTAAATTGGCTATTGTCTACAAAGTATAATCCACTTGTGTTAGCAGCAAAGCCTTCAATATTACCTGTTGATTCATAGATTGCATCATCAAATACTGTTCCATTACTATTGTAAATAGTAACATAATAAGAATCTTGTGCAAATTGAGTTAAAGGAACTATGTAAAAGTTTCCTTTTGCTTGAAATAATCTTGAACCAACTGATCTTACAATCTTTGTTAATACTTCAAGACAATTTGTTGCAACTTGATTATCATTAATAAAAGTTGCATAATTTATATATGATTGCCCTAATGTATCAGCAGCTGGGTCATCCGTTCTATTATCCATTCCATCCGAATAAAAACTAACTCCGCTTACAATATCATATTCTAATGGATATTCTAAATTTAACAAAGCAGTCTTTATGTAAAATAAAGCCGTAAAAGTATCAACTAAAGTTGTATCATTGGCAATAAAAAAAGGTATTCTTTCTAATAAACCTAAACCATCAATAGCATTAAAGGTTAATTGCTTTCTACCTGTGCTAAATGAATATTGTACGTTTTCACTTAAAACCCATCCTTGCCAATCTAAATTTGCACCACTTAAAACTCTAACAAAATACTTTCTGTCATTCAATGTAGTAAAGTCTGGCATATCTTCTACATTATCAGTAACATCAATTGCCATACTTAATTGGCTAACATAAATAGGCTCAAAAGTATCATCACTTCTTGGTATGTATTGTATTTGCAAATCAATACAAGGATATTCTATTATTTCTCCATCATAATCATCCTCATAAATATTAACTATACTTGTTACATCCGATTTAGTTGCTGCCGTTATTCTATATTTAATTTCGTATGCCATTAACCCCTAATTATATTTAGTGAAGAATTAGACCTTTGCATTGCTAAAACTAAATCTTGACCTCTTAATACAAATTGACCATTATTTCCCATACTATTACCATTCATTGCACCTGCGTTAAATGAACCTTGCATTATATTACCAAGTTTGCTTAAAGGCAATACTGCTTCACTTTCGCTTCCCTCACCAATCATTGCTAATGTTGGACCAGTTGCAACTCCACCAGCAGCCATCTTTGGTATGCCTAATATTTTAGTAAAAGCACCCATAAATGATACTCCACCACCAGCTGCACCACCACTTATTAAAGATAAAATCCCAGCAAATATTGCAGCTTGAACAACCATTTCTGCCATTTGTCTTAATAATCTACTAAACATTTGTCCTAATGCTTCTCCAGCACTTGCACCTTGCTGCATAGCATCATACATACCAAACAAAGCACCTGTAACTGTTTGTGAAATTGTACTTGCAAATTGTTCATAGGATTTGTTTAATTCTTCTAAATATTGTTGTTGTTTTTTGAAACTACCTTCAACATTCTTTTCAGTCATTTTAAGCCAACCAGTTTGCCATTTAGCAAAATCATTATGCAGCTTTTCTTGGTCTTTAAAATATGTATCTTCTGGTGCTTTTTCTAACTCTGGTGCTTGAAAAGTAGCTAAACCTTTATTAATGCCATCTTTAATTTCTTTAGCATTTTTTTCCAAAGTCATTTTATCAAACTTAGGCAATAAGTTTTCAATCTTATCAGTAGCTTGTTTAGTATCTAATTCTGCTAATTTTTTTATATAATCTTCATAAATCTTATAAACATTATCTAAATATGTTTGTTGATCTATTATTGAATTAGTCCTTAATGTTTTTTGTGCATTTAAAGATGTTTGAAAGTCTTTAGTAATTTCAGTAAAAGGGTCTTTTTTAGCCTCTTTTGTACCACCTTTTTTTGTATCTGGTGTACCATATAAAGTAGTTACATCTAATGTTCTTGCTAATGATGCCTTAGCATTATCTATATCTTTTTGTGCCTCTTTTAAAGGTTTTACAAATTGTGCATCAATTTGAGAACGCAACATTTCTGTTGTAGTTCCCATTTCAATCTGCTTTGTTGTAGCGTAAGTATTTTTCTTTAAATTATCTCTTTCTTCAGTTAATTTTTTATATTTTGAATTTGCAGCACTTAAAGCATCAACATAGTTTTGTTCTTTACTTATCTCTAATTGTTGTACTGCTGCTTTATTATTTAGTGATTGTAAAAATTGAGCATTATAATTTTTTAAATCTTTAATTTCTAATGCTTGTATTTCTTTATTTTTACTATATAACTCTTTGAATTTTTTTAACGCATTTTCCCTTTGACTTACACTTAAATTTTGATTAGTAATTCTACCAACTAATTCAGTACCTAATGTTTGACTTGCTTGTGCAGAACCAGCCATTCTGTAAATTTCATCATTAAGTTTCTTTAATTCTTCTCTTAAGTCTTTTAATTTTTCTGCTGGACCAGCAAATGCTTCAGTAATTTGCTTTTGAAATACAACCGCTAATGAAGATGCTAAACCTAATGCAACACCAATACCTGCTGGACCTGCAAGACCTTCTACCATTGCAGATAATGCTTTTTTTGTTCCACCTTCAGTTTTTGCTAATTGTTGAAATGACTCCAACATTGGATTCAAGTTATTTGCAATACCCATAATTCCGTATGGAGCATCTTGCGCAATTCTTGAAAAGTTTATAAGGGAATTAGTAGCATCTCCAGCAGGTTTACCAACCTTATTCATTTGTTGACCTAAAGTGCTGATAGTTGTATTGAGATTCTTAATTGAATTATTCAAATAATTGATCTCACCAACATTTGTAGCTTTCTTTAGAGCAGCTTCAAATTGTCTTAATAGATTTTCAGCTTTTTGTAGTTGCGATTGTAAGTCAGTTACGTTTGCACCTATTTTAATATTTAAATCTATATTTTCTGCCATCTTTATTAGTTTGCTCCGTACAATTTAAGTGTCCTTGCCAATTGTTCTTTAGTTATCATCACTCTTTCTTCATCAATATCTGCTTGATCTAACTCTGGAATACTCCAAAAAGCCTTCATACTTTTAGGATTTTTCTCGGTTGTGGAACTTAAGTATACAATATAGGCAAGGTTTCTTGTCCTTGCCCATTCGTTTAACTCGTTTCTTTCCTTACCTAAAACGATAATGGAAAAGTCCTTCCAAGTCATATCCCAAAATTCATTTGGTCTTATTCCGCACTCCGCAGCTTTAACTAAGACATCATCCCAATTTAGCTTTGTTAGGCTTTTTTTTTTCTTCTTCCTTCTTTGCACCTGTAATGGTGTGGACTGTACTTTCAACGATATATTTTAAATAGTCAATAATTTGACCTTCTTCGCTGAAAATAGAACCCACTTCATCAATCCATTCGCAAGCATCATCAATGGTATATATAACTTCATCTTTCTTGCTTACACAAGCAGATTTGTAACCAATGTAAACAAGCTGGACTATTACATCTAAACTTGTTTGAGCCGTTGCAAGAACTTTGAAGTACTCATCAATACCGATATTGTTTTGTTTAGTAAACTCACGCATTGACCAAGTACCCCACTTTAGGTGGATTGTGTTGTTGTTAGTTTTTAATTGGAACATAGTTTTTTTTATTTATTATGATTGCTCTGTTTGAGTAATTGGTGGAACACTTACTACAAATGTTGCAGTAAACTTTACATCATCTTTATCAGCAGCATTAACATTAAAGTTGCTAATAAATACTAATTGACCAGCACCACCATAATAAACATCACCTGCTGCTGGAGTAGCTTTACCCATCTTAATTGCAAACAAAGTTTGAGCAGCGTGAGCCGTATACAATTGTTGGTAACTATCTTTAGAAGGAGTACCTGTTTCATCAATCGCAAAACCTTCACATTCAAAAGATTGGTTAAAAGATTGATTTGGAGTGTATTGATCTCCACACTTAGAAGTTGCATCAATTGTTCCTAAAGTTGATGTCAAAGAGTTAGAAGTCAAACAAGCAACTGGCTTGAATGTTCCATCATTGTTAATGTCAGCTAAGAGGATATAATCTCTACCGCTTACTTTTGTTTCTGCCATTTTATTTAATTTTAATTTTGAGTTATGATTATGTTATAAGTTATTAATACTCTAAAAACGTTATCTAAAGGGTTTAAGCCATCTAAGTTTCTTACACTTTCAACACTCAAACTTGATGCCGTGAATCCGTTTGCCAATGTAATATTGGTGTCCGAATTGATTGCAGTCAAGACTAAATCGCTTATAGTTTCAGCACGTTTATATCCAAAGTTAGCATTTTTTGTAATAATATCAACTATGATAGTAATTGTATTTGTATAACCTTCTTTGCCTTGATCTTGTGTTGATGTTCTGCCAGTTAAAACAATATACTCGTTACCTGCACCCTCTGGAGCAAAACCATCATAAACAACCAACGAAGTTGCACTTGTCAAATTGGTATAAAACCACTTTTTTATCTCTATATTAGGATTTAACATTCTTTAGCAATTTAGTTATTCTTTCAATTAATTTAGGTTTCTCATTTTCAAAAGCAGGTATTAAAAAAGGTTGTGGTCTAATATTTACTTTAGCAGCCTTTTTACCCTTAAATACAATAGCTAATTCTTCATAACCAGCTGGAACAGTTACTTCAGTTCCTGTACCAAATTCAATGTATGGAGCATATTTTGCCTTTGCGCCAACAGTAAAAACAACCTCTTGCTTTTTGCTATCTTCTTTTAAATAAATGCTATTCCTTAAAAAACCTAAGTCAACAGGTGCTGCTCTTTTAGCATTAGATTGAATAGTCAAAGCAGATGCATTCATTTCATCCCTTACTTCAGCTTGTATCTTAACATCTAATTTATCTAAGTCTTTAAATACATCAGCTAAATTTACCATATCTAAAGTAACTCTATCCATTACTTGTAAATTATTAACTCTAAGAACCTATTTTGGTTCTCTACGTTCTTAATGGAATGTATTGTGTATCTATCGCCTTCAACCTCTACCTCGTACGAATCTAATATAGTAACCCCAAAACGAATATAAAGGCGGTTTCTTTGGTCAAATTGCAATTCCGACTCACCTATCTCACGAACTTGATTATCTGGTCTTAAATCACCCCAAACAGTGCTTTGTAGGGCAAATGTGGTTGTGTACCCACCTTGACCATCACTTGTCCTTGTTGGAGCATAGATTCCAACTTGGCGAGTCATTGTGTTGGCATCAATATAATTTGCTTTCGCTTTACCTAACTTCATATTATAATATTGGGCTTATTCTTGTCCATCTTTGACACGCTTTCCAAGACTTTTCACAAATACCAGAATCACCATCCAAGCCTCTATTTTCGTAATCGTAAGAGATTTGATCTAATATGGCTAATTTAAGATCTTTAGGGATAGTTGTATAACCAGCCTCATAAGTAGCCTTTAAATTGGCATATCTTGGTGAAACTAATTTAGGGAACTCATTGCCTATTAATTGTAAGTTAGGTGTTGTAACCTCTATTCCGTTTTGCTCCATATCAAACAACTCAAACGTATCAATATCAATTGGTCCGAAAGGAATCTCAAAATTGCCACTAATATTATAGAAATAAGTAGTTATGTCTTTTGGTATCAAACTCAATCCTGTTGCCACTTCGATAGCTTCTCTTGCTTGTGTAATCATTAACGTAATCAAGGTATCTTCAGCACTTGTAGTTACACGGCAATACAATTTTGCTTCTGCTAAAGTAACTGGCTCTGTTATTGGTGCGATAGGAACGGCACTAAAATCATTAATATAATTATTATAAGACATACCCTTTTTTTACAAAATTACTTAATTTATTCCAATAAAAAACCCCCACCGAATTGGTAGGGGTCATTATTTACTAAACCTTTAGAACTATACGTTACCCATATCAGCATAGATAGCAGAAGTAGTCAACATTAAGTTGATATCTTCGTAACACTCAATACGAGCAGTTACCAAGTTCTTTTGGAAGTTATCTCCATTCTCATAAGAGAACTCAATAGCTAATCCTTCAACTTCAACTCTCTCTAAGTAGCTTGAATCAAAGATCAATACTTTGTCATCAGTTACCCAAGAAGCAGATACAACTGGAACACCCCAGATTGTGATACCACCATTAGGGTTTACGATAACACTACCAGCACCAGCATAGTAACCAGCAGCAATAGTTGCTTTCAATAAGCGACCCATTTGTTGTTGAGATACTAAAGCATAAGAAGGTACAAAGTTTGCAGCCTTTTGGTTACCGATATAATCTACTAATTGTAACAAATCGTTAGTTTCAGCAGTTGTAGTTGAACCTGTTGCAGCACCAGATACCGCAGTAAAGAACGCAGAGTTCTCAGCCTTGAAGAAATCTCTTTGTAACATTCTTGGTAATGTTTGAGTCAAGAAAGGTAAAGACTTTAACATTTGCTTAGAGAAAGTAGAGAAACCAGCAAGGTAGTCATTTACAACTTTAACTTCAGTCAAAGAGTAGTTGTTCTCACCTTTATCAGAACCTTCTGTTTGAGCAGCGATGTTGTTAGTCAAACCGCTATTCTCACGATAGTAAACATACAATCCAGTCTCACTTCTAACAGTAGGGATTAAATCTCTAAAGTTTAAAGATTGAGATGGTTGGATAGCTGGATTTGGAGCATAAGTTGCTTGTGAATCACCAGTTAAGTTACCACTTAAAGTCATTGTCTTAACATCAGATAAGTCTAAACGGAATTTTCCGCTATTCTTTAAAGACTTTTCCATTGCTTCAAAGTTACCATCTAATTTCTCCATAATAACTTCATCCATAAACTTAACTTCTTTCTTAGCTGCTTTCTTTTGTGTAGCTAATTGAGAGTCAATTTGTTTTTGTAACTCGTCTTTTACAACAGTTACTTGTGCAGATACCTCTTTAATTTGAGCTTCTGCATTAGCTTGAAAACCTTTAAGGTTCTCAGCCATTTCGTTGATTAAATTTTCCATTTTTACTTTTTAAATAGATTGTTAAATTGATTAATTGCCTTTAATACTTCCTCGTTATTCTTTTCTTCTACCACTGGTGTCGGCTCAACTGCTTCTGCGGGTTGAGTGATTGTTTCAGTAATTTCCAAAGCCAATAATTCAGCTTGTATTTGTTTTATTTGAATCTCCATTAAAGCAAAGGTGTCATCTGTGAATGTACCACCTCTAAATGCCTTAATTAAGTTTTCTAATCTTATTGATAAATTTTCTTTAGTTTCTTTGAACTCACCCTTGAAACCCAATGTTGGAGTTTCTGGATTAGCACCCCAAAGAACCGCTGAACCTTCATATAGTTTTAATTCCGTAATTGTACGCACACCAGTCTTTTGGTTTACATCCGACTTTAACGTACTAAAACCGATTGAGTGTTGATTGATTAAACCAGCTTCATACAACTTGATTGCATCTTCGCCACATTCAGTTTCTATTAAGTCAGTAACCGCAACAAGCATATCGCCTTCTATGTATAACTCTTTAGGCTTACCCAAAGTGTGTGCCATATCAGCTTTGTGATCTACTAAAGACCAAATCATATTCTTGCCTTTTGGTCCACGTTCTTTGATAGTCTTGGTAAACGCTTCAGCAACGATAATATCGTTATCCAAATCCACGTTTCCAATTCTTGACCAACACGCTTTTACTGTTCTTGATTCTGGCTCTATATCCAAAATCATATCATTGTAGCTTTTGTTTTCAATCTTACTCATATAACAAAGTTATTAATTTTTTTTAATCTGCAAGTGCTTGTCTTATTAATTCTCTTATCTCCTGTAAATTAGCATCATTTAAAAGTCTATATATTCTACCCATATCCCCCATTGGTGGATTATCTGCTAACCTTTTAGGTTTTCCGTTTGGTTCTCTTACCGCTTCATAACCTAACGTACAACGGCAATTGATAACATCCCCAGCACTTCCACTTGGGTCGCAAGGATGTAACATTTGCTCAAAACCTCCATTTTTAGTTTTAACATTAAATTTTTCATCGTAAGGTATTTTAGTTCCATCCATATGATAATGGTCAAAAGCATCTGGTGGCACTCGCCTTGTTCTTGCATCCCTTGCTGCAATCCACTCTTTTATAGTTACAAGTCCAGTTGCAGTTACACCAATCATTGAACCTATGTTTGCTGCCCTTCCAGTTTCCGTTCTTGCAATCATTGCTGCTCTATAATTCGTAAGATCAGCCGTTCTTAATAGTTTTATTGTTTCTGGCATAGTTAAACCTTCTTCAATAGATTTTGCTAAATATTGTTGAATTTGTTTTTTTGTAGTATCCGTAATTTCACCAGCAATCTCATCTAAGCCTTTTAGTTCAAGGTATGTCAACACAACATAAGTAAACAAATCAGTCTGCTTATTCTTAAACTCCTCTGGACCAGAATAACCTTTAACCGACTTTGATACATTCTTTTCCGAAATTTGTGCCATCTTAACCCCCATTGCAATATGAAGGTTTTGGATGGTCTTTTTTATTCCTTTATCGCTTATAGCGTTTAAATCTTGGGTATCGCAATAAGTATCCACTTGCCTTTGTAGTTCTTTCTTGAACTTTGGCGAATAGGTTTTTATTGCGTTTAAGTATAGTTTCCTATAATCTTGCCAAATCATTATGCATCTAATTTTTCAAGTAACTTACCAGCTGCATTAAATACATCTGTTTGACCTTGTTGACCTGCTCTTTGTCTAATCGCAATAAGTCCAGCCCTATCAACGTTTACAAAATCACTTGTATAAATGTAATGCCAATGTTCTTTAGTATCCATATCAGCGTTTGCATCAATGCCTAAAAACCACTTGCCATAAGCAGCCATTCCGTTTTCCTCAATGTATGCGTTTTCTTCTGCTGCGCTTGGTCTATTCCAAGTTCTTGAAGTAATTACTTTGCCTTGACCAATCAATGAAGCAGCTTGTGTAATACCACTACGATTGATGCCTGTTGTTTTCTTGATTTCGTTTATTAACTCATTAGCTAACTCTACGAATTTTTGTGCGTAATTCATATTTATTTATTTGGATTGTATGCCCAATTCTTTAAGGAAATATCCCTCTTAGATGGACACTCTTTGTTTACAGGTTTGCCTTGCTCCATATTTTTCATTCTACTAACAAAGCTAATCGTTCTGTTTGCAGACTTAACTTCATTTGCACCCCAATCAGCTTTTTTCTTACTCAATAGATTTAAGTTCCTATTTACTGGACTTCTATCTAATGATGCTAAACGTGAGCATTTAGTTTCACTCCAAGCCTTTAACTCCGAGTAAGACATATTTACTGTTTCGTGGTACTTTGCGTAAACTTCATCAATAACCTCGCTAAGGTCGGCTTTTAGGTCAACCTTTAAATCAAATAACTTGTCTAAAATGTCTTGACTATTCATTTGGTAGCGTTAATGGTTGAAACTCATCTGGACTTTGTAAACTTGAAGGAATGTATAGTTTTTCCATTTCAGTTTGGTCAATATAAGGCGGAATCTCTAATCCCATAATATCCATCTTTTGCTTAGGTGCAATCCACCACGCTTTATCTAACCATTCAACTTGTTCTGCTTTGTTAGCTTCTAATTCACCATAAACTGTTGGGTCAAAGTCAACATAAATATCAGTTCCACGATAACCCCAATCCGAATGTAATTTTCTATTTAAGTTATCTCTTATACCAACTAACAAAGGAATCGCACAACGAACTGTCAATGCTTTTTCGCCCTCTCTTTGGTTGTTGTAAGTCTTGTTATCAGCATCATTTAATAATTGAGATGGTACTCCATAAATATTACAAAGTGCTTTCATATCCCATTTCTCACTTTCAATAATATCTAATTCAACAGGACTTAATCCGATTTGTTTCCAATCAACTTTATAACCACTAACCGCAATTGAATTAAAGTTAGCAGAGCCACCTTTTTCACTCACGGCTCTTTTAAGTGCTTGTGCTTGTTGTGTTCCACTAATAGGGTCAAACCTATCATCATTCATAAAAAGAACTCCAGCTGGACCACCATTCTGGAAAGAAGCAACCGCCGCAGTCTTGGCTTCGTTTGAACGAGTCAAGTTTCTCGCAGCAGCCATCAATGGTGATTGACCATATAGTTGATTCCCAGTTGTATTCCATTGTAAGTTTATGTATTTATCTTGTAATACTTCTTGTTTAGTAAAGTTCCAAAGTGGACCATAATTTAATTGGTAACCGCTAATCGTTGGAGGAAAGTTTTGAATGTCCGCTAACACGTACATATATTGTGAAGGAAGCACGTACATTTCATACGGCTTACCATCATTGTTTCCACCTTCAATCATCTTTGCGTAAACAAAAGAGTTTCCTGTAACTAATTTAAAAGTACACCAAGCCTCTACGAAATCGCCAAATGTATCTTCTTCATTAGGATATTTTAATAACTCGTTTAATCGTGCATCTTTTGTATATAATTCAAATGCTTTCTTATGTAGCTTCTCAACATCCTTCCAGTTCTCAATCTTATCTGGTTGGCTCATTAAAGCCTTATATTTCTTTGCAGAACTTTCATCCTTTACTTTGTAAACGTGGAATGGAGCAAGTTTTGCTTTGTCCGCAATTAATTTAACGATTGAATAAACTATATCGTTTGCTGAATAACCATCATTTACGAAACTAATGTTATCGCCACCTTGCCAAGTTATTATCCCTTGTTGTATTGCAACTTGTCCGTTAAAAGGAATTTGTGGTAGTACAGTAGATAGTTTTTGTCTTTTACCAAAAAAGTCAAGTAATCCCATTATATATGAATTTTAACAAAGTTAGACAATTTATCCTAAAATACCGACACCTCAAATTTTAGCTTGGTTAAATGCGTAAACACGGCATACCTACAAGCATCCATCAAGTCATCATTTGCCTTTACAGGTTCTTCTATTACGTTATCGTTTTTATCCTTTTTCCATTTGTAAGACATAAACTCCCTTCTTAGGTTTTTGCTATTGTAGTGCAAGTTTATTGGATAAGATTTCATCTTTACTATTCCTGCCCATACATCCTTTTGCGCTGGTTTAATATTAAAGCCTTGTCGGTAAAGTTCCTCAATAGACTTAGGCTCGGCTGCGTCTGCATAGATTGTTGCACGTTCTGGTAGTTTCTCTTTAATCAATCTTGATAGATCACTCAAAGTCAATCCGCTTTGGTAAACTATTTCCTCAAAGTAGTTTTGTCCTTCATAATGAGTAACCTTAACTAAAGCAGCTGGATGGACATAACCAAAGTCTAATCCATAGAATACATCCCCATCTGGTGCTTGGTCATATTGTTTCCATTGAGTATAAATAATTTCCTTTGCAGAGCCTCGTTCTCCTAATCCGTAAACTTTCCACATAAAGTCATCTGGCAAGTCCTTATATTGCTCAATGTTTCTTATTTGGCTTTCGCTAAGATTTGAGATGTTATTTAGGTAGGTAGAATGAATGCGCTTGTTCTTTGGGTTATCAGCTACTTCATATACCCAAGAAATAAAGTCAGCTGGATTCCAGTCTAAGAATGATTGCCCAGTAGTACGAATTAAAAGCTGGTCAAACAAAGCCTTGCTAATTAGGTTTGCCTCGTTTACGAATAATATATCCCTTGCTGGTCCTTTTGCTTTGTCTGGGTCTTCTAATCCAAATAACTCAATGTAAGAGCCGTTCTTAAATGTATAAATGAAATCCGTGTACCTAAAATCCTTTTCATCCCAGATATTCCATTGCTCAAGTATGTTTTTGAAATCCCTATAAACTCCACGCTTAATATGTGGTAGGGAATGAGAAACCATTGAAATTCTTGTATTTGGTTTGCTTATTGCAATGTGAATCAACAACTGAACAACCGAATAGCTTTTACTTGATCTTGACCCACCCTCATTGCATATTATTGGATAACCTTCCTCGTATGCCTTTTTATTAGCATAGAATACAGGTGTAGCCTTAATCTTTAATTGGTTGACAATCTGCATCTGGTTCTATTGTGATTTGCACATTACCCTTTATGTCAGCGGTTATGTCGGTTGTTTGTTTAGGTTTACCTTCTAATCTATCAACTACTGCTTCATAGGCTCTTTGGTCGCCTTTCAATGCTTTGCTAATCATTTGCATATCCATCAATTCAAGTACAGTAAAATCTTCATCTTCGCCTGTAATTGGATTCCTTCTTTTTTGTACTAATTCAAGCAACCTAAGTAAACGAGTCTTACTATTTTGCACACCCTTGCCTCTGCCTTTTGGATTTCTCACCTCACCTTTTTGTGCTGGTATTAAATTATGCTCATTTGCCATATTCTCTTAATTTCTTCTATATTTTACAAAGATATGCCACAATTAGGGCAAACCTTACCTTTTTTGGTATTGTCTATTGATTTTGGTTCATCATTTGTTGGAACGAGAAAGTCCACATTAACTCCCCATTCGCTTAAATCTTCTAATTGCCAATCATTATTTGCTAACATATCCATATCCCACATTCCATAGTGAGTATTGTCTATAACCAGTAACTTTTGCTTTTCTCTTTCGGTTAAGTTAGGCATTTTGATTACAGGTATATCTTGGATGCCTAATTCTAAACAAGCTCTATACCTTTGATTACCTCCTAAGATTACATTATTTTCATCTATGATTAACGGCTTTGCTTCTAATAGCTTTTGATCTTCTTGAATAGATTTAACCAACTTTGCAAAGTCATCAGCATCAATCTTTCTTGGATTGTTGGGATTAGGTTTGATTTCGTTGATATTCATTATCGGTTTTTAGTTGGTGTTCGTATTGATGGCATTTGCACAATTACTTTCTTTTTTAGTTGCTCAAAACCTACCCAATTGCCACATTTATTGCACATAAATTGAATAGTAGTTAGTTCGTTTTCCCAAGCATAGCCTTCAACTATGGATTTGCACTTACAGGTATAAATTCTTTTACTTAAAGTATTTTTCATCGCCCTTGTCTATTATATGGTTTAACCGCCTTGTCCTTTGGACCAGATGTCTTTTTGTATTTGCCACACTTTCTTTTCCCAAATGATTGTTTGCCTTTACTGTCTAATTTTGCCATTATAGTTATTAATTAAATCTGCCATAAAATCAAATCTTTGTTCTTGTGTTTCCCCAAATACATAGTGCGTAGTACCATCAATCTCAAAAACATAGCAAGGATAACCTGCTATTTGCTCCTCTTTGCACGTTGCGTATATGTTATGTGTATCTATCAATTAATTCTATTAATTCAGTTCTTGTCCATTTCTTTACCCTATTGTTAACCGCCTCAAACTCTAACTCTTTAACCGCTTTTTCCCCAATCCTTTCTACAAGTCCAATCCTATACATTGCTTGGTTGCCGTGTTTATACATATTGCATCCAGCACATTGTAAATGGATATTCCATTCGTTAAACCTTAAAGCCGAATAACCTTTAACAGTAAAGTAATGTCCAGCTTGATTACCATTATAGCTTCCGCAACTAATACAAGGCAATCCTTCATCTCTTTTCCTTATGTACGCATTAACTACCTTTTGGGTCTTTTCTAACAACTTGGGTAAAGGTATCAATGGCATAAAGCAAAATTAGGGTTACTTTTTCAATCTAACAACACAAAGTCGGTCATTATGCTTGTATCTTTTTTTGTTTATTGGGTTCATATAGGTCATAATCGTTTTGTAATCAGTATGTAAAAACCTAACTGCTTTTGCTATTGATCTAAATTCTATTTCCTCTTTTGTATCTAAATAAATTAATTTAACCTCAATGTTGTTGTCTATTCCTGTCATCGGTTTATCAGTTTGTAATAAAGTTGTTTTAATAATTCCCAAATAGCTATTGTTACAAATATTTTAAGCATAATCTTTTTATTTCAAAATATAGATGTGCGGTTATATAAATTAAAGATGCCAAAGGAACTGATATCAGCATAAACTTTAGCAATTCGTATATAAATGTTAATTGTTTCATAATTGGTTTTGTAAAAATAGGTATAAAGTATATCTTTTGCACTCGTTTTTGATAAATATTTCGTTATTTAATTTCTCTAAATCTTTAGGTGTTTTAGCAGTTACCTTGTAATGTGCTATTATCTTTTTCTTTATTTGATCTGCCTTCTCTTGACTTAAATTATCCTTGTTTAATTCTTTTCGTTTCCATAGTACATCAAAAGCCATTGTATTTAGCAACTCCCAGCCTCTTTTAGCAGACTTATTCCAATTTTCGTACAATGCTTCTATAATTTCATCATCTTGGATTTTAGGTATCTCTACTGGTTGCGGTTCTACATAGGTCTTTTGTCTTACTTGCAAAGCTATTGGCTTATAAGCTGCCATCACATCACCAAAGAATTTAGGGGTAAACATTATTGCTTTGTCAACTGATAATTTCCCCATTGCGTAAAGTTCAAAAGCTACTCCAAGTTCTTTTAGTTTATAGTTGCCATAGTTCTTAATTACAAATTCGCATAAAAACTGGAAGGAATCAATTGCTGGTATTTGGCATCCGCTTAAAGCAATACAGGTCTTTAAATGTTCTTTAACCTCAATTGGTGAGCATCTGCCAATACTCATTGTGTCTAAAGCAACTGCAACCTTTAATTCATCTGGTTCAAGTTTAGTGTAAATTACTAAGGGCATCCCATTCTCTTTCACTAAAATTTGGTTTGTGATTGTTGCTAATTCCTGTTGCATTTGGTTTATAGTTTATGTGAACAAATTTGCCTTCTTTTAAATCTCTTGCCATCCAATTTTTTGCGGTAGCAATCCAATTTAACTTCTTTTCCCCATTTGAATCCGACCAATTTTTAATTACTTCGTGGTAATATTCAAAATTAGCTTCTTCATATTGACTTCCAATAAAAGATGCCTTAAATTTATTTATATCTAAAAATTCAGTTTCACTAAATAATGTTTGCTTACTAACCTTTACTTTAGTTTCTTTTACTTTACTTTCCTTTTCTTTCCTTTCCTTTGCATTGCCCTCCCCAATAGCCACCCCATTAGCCTCCCCATTTTTCCATCTATTTGCAGCACCTAATTTACCTTTTTCGCTAAGATTTTGTCTTAAAGCAAGGTGATTTTGTAGCCTTTCCGAGTAAAACTCCCCAGATGCTATTGTGAATAAATCAAAGTTGTGTACTACTCCATTGACCTTTACATCGGTTGTTTGCATTTGCATAGCAAGAACAGGTATTAATTCCAATGGTAATTTGCCACCAGCATTTGCCAATTGCTCAATTAAAAACCAATAAATTCCATAACCTTCCATACCAAGTTGATGCCTTAAAAAAAGAATCTTGGTATCATTAGCCGAATTGTAATCGTGGCTAAAATAATAACTGTTACTTTTCATAAATAAAATAGCCCTATCAAATCCCTCCTATGTTGCAGATAGGAGTTCATCTCAAGGGCAATAAGTTCTTAATAGGTCTGCAACACCTTGAACAAAGATAAAGCTAATTAACCGAATACTGTGCTATTTGCTTCTTATTTTTCAGCTTAACAATGGTAGTTTTTATGTTCATACCATCGTTTCTAAGGTCAGCTATTCGTGCTGCTAATCTAAAGCAACCGAACTTGTTTAAGGCATCAATAGGGGTTAACTTTCTACCTTTATTTAGGTAGTTTGCGATTTGTTGGTTTTGGCTCATAGTTGTAGGTTTTAAATTTGCGCTTTACGTTATCGCCCAACGAGGGGTTGTTTTAGAATGGTAAATCATCTTCGCTTTCCTGTTGGTTTACGGCAAATTCCTTTTTACCTGTTGGTGCGTTATAAGAAACTTGCTTACCTCTACCACAATAGTTTTTCTTTGCTTTTTCGGCTCTTTCCTCCATTGTTTGGTTGTTCCATACTGTGTGAGTGTTTCCTTTGTCATCTGGTTGCTTTAAAAAGTCGGTAGCTACGTTTGCGTAGTGTTTGCCGTTTTTAGCTTCTTTCCAGTTGATTTCCTCTTTGCAAATGTTTAATACAATCATTGTTTTTAGTTTAATGTTTATTTAATTGTTCTTGTTCTAATGCTATTTCGTTTTGTCTATCTTGTTCTAAATCCTCCTCATCTTCTTCTTCTTCCCAGTCGCAATGTTCTAAACAATCTGGACAAATTCCAATTTCATCCATATCGGTATATGCTCCGCAGCAAGTTGAATAAGGCATAGTTAATCGTTTAAATAGTTTTCAAATACTTCAAATTTATCAGCTAACATTTGATAAGGAACGTAATCCCTTTTAGGTTGATCTAATAACTCTGGGAAGTGTTTTTGTTTATGTAGTTTAAGTTTATACTTAGCTAAATTTAATTGATGAATCATTTCACTTGCGTTTTGAGGATAGCTTGTTTCAACTTTGTAATTCCAGAACTTAACTGCTTCCCTTAAATCCCATAATTTATTTAATGGTGTCATAAAGTTTGTTTTTTCTTGGTAAATAATTTAGTTACTTCTTTGTCGGCTAATTCTTGATTCAATGTGTAAAGTTCAGCCAATTCGTTTGTGCTAATGCATAAATCAATAGCTAACTCCAAATCATCAAGATTATCGTGCGTTTTAATATAGGCTGGTTTTTCATCACTTTGCGCCATTTCATCACCTGTATAAAGTCCGCTTAAATCTTGTGGGTAAGCCTTTCTTAAAGCTAATGCCTCTGCAACTTTACTTAACATTGTATGTGGCATCTTCGCCCATAAACCCATTGGTTTGCCTTCGTTTGTTCGTTGGCAGTATTCATCCCAATAAGCTACTCCAACGGCTGCTTCATACCTTAAATCGCCGTGAAATCTAAATACAGATACCTTGCAAGAAATTAACTTACCATCTTGTTCTACAAATACAGGTTCACTTTGTCCACCATAGTTTCCGCTACGTTCAGCGATTACTCGGAATCCATCAATGCTTGTTTGAATGGTCATTTTTTTAGACCATCCGTTTTGCGTTTTAACGTTCCTGTGGATGCAATAAATTTGTCTTGATAACGCATCAAGTCCTGTTCTTTGTGCTTGATAAAGAAATAGCTTTAGTTCATCAACTGTTGCCTCTGGAGCAATCTGCGATTTTACTAACTCTACTTGATCTTTCGTGTACGAAAGTTGTGGCTTTTTAGCCAGTTGTTGTTCGTTCATATTGGTTGGTTTTAGAGTTTAAAATTA